TGCCATTGTTTTCATAATAGCAAGTGATGTAGACATAGCAGTTTGAGCAATACTAGACTTCTCTTTCTCTTTAATCTTTTTCTTCTCTAAGGCTCTAATCTTAGCTAAGGATTCTTGAGATTTACCGTCACGTTTTTTCTCTGCCGCAATTTGGTTGTCTATATCAGTAATAATACCTTGAGTCATTTCACTAAATAGTGAGGACGCCATTGTACCTACTGCTATTATACTATCTGAGAAGTCAGATAACGCTAGTTCCTGACCGCTTGCTACTAGCTCAGTAACGTTAGTCATAGTGTCCGCAATAGTTCCAGACATAGCTATAAATTCGTTCTGTAAGCTAGTTAGTCCAGGTACTGAACCTGCTACTTCAGAAATAGCAGAACCTATTTCTCTATAAGCAGCTGCCTCTTCTTTGGCTAGGGCTATTCTCTCGGCTGCATCTGCTGCCATAACCTCTGCGGATAGAACTTGAAGTTGTTGTGGGTCAGCTCCGCTAACTTGAGCTTCTCTAAGTTTAGCACGTGCAACATTTAAGTCTAGAGTGGCTTGTGCTGAAGCTCTAGCTGCTTCGGTCTCTTCGTTAAGTCTTCTATTTCCTAAAGACTCTCTATTTCTAGCAGTATTATCCATAATAGAGTTTATTGAAGAATCAGCCTCAGCTTGTCTTAAAGCTGCTTGAGCTTTGGCTAGGTCTTTGTAGTATCTAACTTCATCTTTAAGTAAATCAACTTTACTTTGCTGAAGTATTAGAGCTTCAGTTTGAGTACTACTAAGTGCTCCCATAGTAGCCAGTAGCTTATCTTCCGCATCTAGTTCTTGCTGTATCAGTTCATACTTATCCCTGTATACTCCTAAACCTGCGGATTCAAATCTGTTAGCTGCTAAAGTATTGTTAAGCTTAACTTGGTTAATCTTCTCTAACTGCTTTTGGTACTCAATCTGCTTCTCTAGTAAGTAGATTTCGTTGCGCTTCTCTCTCATAGCACTATCTAGAGCTGCTGCTGATAAAGTAACTGATAAGTCTCTAACTTTCTCGTTTAGCCTTTCAGCATACTCGTACAATTCGTCGAAACTATTTATAGTAGAATCTAACCCTAAAGACTTAGATATCTTTTCAAACTCTTCTCTAGTTTTAGCAGTAACCGTCTCAATATCTTGGATATTTGCTGGTATATTAGCTTCTCTAAGGCTCATAGCAGTCTTAACAAATTCGGACATAGGCCCAGTTACTTGTTGGGAGCTAGTTGATAAAGACTCCATATCTCTAGCTGCTATCTCGAAGTCTCTGTTAAATGCTATAATAGCCGCCCCCATCTCAGCTATTTCATCATCGCTGAAACTGGACACTGCAATGCCTGCCTCACCTAGGACTTTATAGTAGTCACGAAGTGACTTGGTCGCGGCGTCTACCGTAATTTTTTGTCTCTCTAGTGCTTGTTCAGTATTGTCCAGCCCTGGGATTAGCCCTACTAAGCTATTAGACAATTCTTTAATTTCATCAGAGAATACATATAATAAACTACCTATAGCGGCGGTAGCTATTCTATAGCAACAAATCCACCGGCTATAGCTGCTAATGCAATAGGTATTCTACCTGCTGAAAGAACGGTTAGAGCTATAGCATTGGCTCTAGCTGCATTAGTTAGTCCTACAACCGCTTTAGTAGCAGTTACAACTGCTGGAGTTAGTGCTGAGATTAGCGTTCTAGTAGCATATACTGTAGTAATGGCTACTAGAGCTTGCATAGCTATGGTAACGTTTTCAACAGTAGATTTTGACTTTTCTATATGTTCGGAAGTATCTTCGGTTATACTACCTAGCTCTTTAGTAGATTTACTAAGTTCGGAAGCAGCAACCAGAGCCTGACCCCAGTGTTCGCCTTCTAGAGCATTTTTAAGAGTGTCTTGGGACTCTACTACATCATCGGTAGCAGCCTTAAACTTATTAGTCTGGTTTATTGTGGTTAACAGAGAAGTCCCAACTTTTGCTAAAGGCTCTAATATCCTAGAAAGCCCTACTAGCATGTTGTCAATAGCGTTCTTCGCTGCAACACCTAGTTCTTCCCATTTAGTAGCTCCCGCATCAATACCGGAGAATCTAGTATCTAACTGGCGTTGAACCTCGTTAGTTAGTGCTAGCTGACGTTCGTAATCAGATAATTCGTCTACGGTTTTATCCACCGTTTTAGCATATGCTTCAAAAGCTGGTGTCAATCTTGTAACAACACCTAGTTCGTCAAATAGTTCAATCTCTTGTTTAGAGATACCGCGAAGTACCCTGTCCATAGAGTCATTGAAATCTCTACCTAGTGCGATTGACGCTTTACGTGCCCCTACTGTTAAGTTCTCTAACTGTTCCGCAGTAAAGTTAAATGCAGCACCTTTAGTAGCAAATGACATACTTTCCCTAACTGACAATGCGCCTTGAGAAAGCTCTGACATATCTCTAGCTAGACCTTTAACGTTAATACCTGAAACGGCTGCCGAGAAGCTAGCTGTTTGAGTCATTAGTCTGTCGAAGTTAGCAGCTTCATTTAGTACCCTAAATGCTTCTGAAACTGCGTAAACGTTAATAGCTATACTAGCGTACGCAGATGTTAAAGGGTTCATAGAGAACGCTAGTTCACTAAAAGCCCTCTTCTGGTTTCTTCCACTACCTGCTAAACCTCTAGCAGAGTTATTGAAACTTTCTTGGTTTTGGGTAGCTTTGCCCACGGATTTACTGTATTCGTTCATAGCTTGAGCAGAAGCTTGAGTTGCATCCCTAGTAGTCTTTAAACGTTTAGCAGTTTTACCAGTACTCTCTTCCATAGCTTCTAGTAATATGTTGGATATTCTTGCACGTTCTCCAATGTTGTTTAACGCTACTACTACTTGATTTAACGTTTTTTCTAAGGACTGCATCCCTACTGCCCCTGTAGTGCTATCGTTTACGCTTTTAAGCGACTTGGCAGCACTAGATGCTGTTTTGTTAACCATGTCTAGTGTTTTGTTAACTTCTTGCATCCTTTTCTGGTAGGTTTCCAATCCTTTGGTTTTTATCTTATTAGCACTCATAGATGAGTTAATAGTTTTCATACTATTAGACATTGACTCTAATGCGGTGTTAATGGACTTGAAACTTCTACCAGACCCTTTGACTGTTTCTATAACAGCTTTAAGGTTTTCATTAAGCTTACCAGACTCACGAGCAGCAGTGGCAATATCCTTACCACTTACTTTAATCATTATGTCTCTTATATTTCGTTGTGCCATTAATTATTACCTTATATAAAAAAGGCCCTAAGCCTTTCGACCTAGAGCCAAACGTGAAACACAGGTGCTTCACTCCAGAGGATAACTTTGTACTCCTAGCGACCCTTGCTGATTTCTTTTTTAGCTTTCTCAACAGAGTTTTTCACATTAATTCTGTCTAGGTGTAGAATTGCTTCCGTTATCTCCATTCTGCTCCAAAAGTCCGTTATTAAGTATGTATCTAGTAAGAACGGTAGAGCAGATACGTTTTTTCCTGCGTAAGTACTAACATTACCTCCTGTATACGTATCTGGAAGCTTAGAGTAAATCTCTAGAGAGTCCTGTACAAACTGAGGCAAGTCCGAAAAATCCGGGGGCATCTTGTCAGGGTCGGGTTCATCACCCATACGCTCACAGATTTCCAAGTACTGTTCTTTAGTAATATTATGTTGCTGGTTGCTTTGGTATTTATCGAGTAGGTCTAAACCCTTACTTAGATTGCTCTCCGCGAAAGTATTTTAGTTTAAACGCCACCTCGTTTACCCAAGCTTCAAAAGCAGTACTGTTTTTGATAAGCATTACAGCATTGTCATGGTTATATGGGATCTCATCTTCATCCTTAACCACATCGTCGTCAACTGGTAATAAGTCTTTAACGTACTCTCCTGTTAGACCTTCCCAACCCTTGATAGCAGCATTGGTGAACTTCTCTGCGAATTTATTCTCGTCTAGAGTTTCTTCCATGCTAGAGTAGCGGTCTGACATTCTTGTAACTGTGCAGTCTTTACGAATTTTGTTCGCTAGCTGTCTGCTTATTAGACCAATTTTAACTTTAAATCCTTTGTAACCTGGGAACTCTAGTTCCGCAGTTTTTGATTCCTGTAATACATCTTTTAAATTAACCATATTTCCTCTAGATTATTATTTGTGAGTCTACGCTATTTAGTAGCTTAAAGTCTGAAACCGACTGTAGTACTCCTGAGCCAAAATCAGCTCTCTGTGTTATGTTGCAATGTCCTAGGTTGACTGTCATGTAGTCGCCTAGGGATATAGATACTGGCACATCAGGTAAATACTTAGGCTCTTCAGTCCCTCTTTTTATAGTTGTTATATTACCCGCTACTGCCAAGTTTGACCCTACTACATCTTCAGGAATAAACATAGTTCCAGAAAATGCGTCGTGTACTGATTGATTATTTAGCCAGTTTATATCTCTAGTCAATTCTAAGGTAGCACCTGCTACTCTAGAAACATCAATACCTGGTACGGATGCTGAGATATAGGCGTTTGTAAATGACCCTTGAGAGTATAATGTTCCGTTAGAAGGTAGAACTATTGAATCCATCATAGAAGTAAATCCTCTAGCTGTCACAGACATACCAAGAACTCCCCTAGGATTTAGTTTAAAGCTAAGATTTTCTAGTACCACATTATCTATGAATATTATCTTTGCTCCTAAATCTACGTAAACATCAAACTTTTTAGTCAACTGTCCATTAACTGCTGGGAAGTTACCGGAGGCATCAAAGCCGTACCATTCCAAGACTTTTTTCTCAACTGTAATATTATCGCTGAAATACATTTCAAAGTCAAAAGAGCAATTAGACTTGGCATTTACATAAGTTTTGTTATTAATAGCTACTGGGTTATGTACTGTTGATACATCGTACCCTCGCTCAATAAAGGTTTCGGAGAAGTTAAAGTCCGCTACCTTTAGCAGATAGCGGTCAGTACCGTCGTCTATAATGAGCTTAGAGCCTCTTTTAAAACTAAAGCTCATTTAGTCTCCTTATCGGAAAAACGTAATGTTTACTTCGTCACCGTCGTCCATATCAGCGCTACTAGGAATACCTTTAAATTCTAGAGACTGAGATATGATAGAGTCTACTGAAACAGCTGGAATACCAATGTGCGCTTGAGGAAGGTTTACTTCCACACGGCTACTATTAGATTTACCACCTAGTTCAAAAGTGATGTTAGAAACGTTAATAACGTTTTTGTTCTGTACCATTTGTTTTAGTAAGTCCGCAGAACCATAAGCGTTTGCGTCACTAGAACCGTCGGCCAGACCAACACCGTCACGTAGGTAACTATCCATTGTACCAGATACATCAAAGGTACCAGTGAATGAACCCACCGGAGTATCTACTTCAGCTAGTGTTGAAGGAGTTACATAACTGATGTTGTTATTGATAGTTAGTGAACCACCGGTTAGAGCAATACGGTAGTATGAAGTAGTACCACCAGCATTAGATTGCATAGTAACAGTTGTTAACTTACTTAAGATGTAAGAACGGTCAGCTGGAATGCCTACGAAAGAATCCGCTGTTGGAATATCCGGGTTGAATGTTTCCGCGGTAGCCGACATAAATGCAGGAGCTGCGATTTCAACCATCTCTGTACCTTGTCCAGACCAGTTAGTCATAGCAATGTCAGCAATGTCTAGAGGTATGGAAGCTTCGTTAACCTGAGCTTCTTTAACTAGATAAACTTTGTTATCAATCTTAAAGTAAAGGTTAAGCTTAGTCAGTACGTGAGCACCGTTTTTAGTGAATCCGATTTTAAACTCTGAACCTGTTGAGTAAACGTCAGTTTGACCAGCATTACCTGCGCCATCACCTTGCAGTTCAAGAGGAAGGTCATTGCTAGTTGCTAGAGCATGCCATAGGATAGCATCTAGAGCATATACGTCACCGTTTACTAAGTACGGGTTTAAGTATGTTGAGAAACTCCAGTCAACAGGGTCTAGATTGGTATTGAAACGTCTAGAACCACGAGTTGGTGTAGGGCCTGCCTCTTCTGGGGAAATATCCTCAGAAGCCATGTTCTGACCTAAACTATACCCGTCTTGAATTGGGATCTCAAATGTGTTTGAGTTATCGTGTCCAGTGTCTACTGTACTAACCCAAAGTCTGGTATTACGTGATAAATTTAAAGACATTAATTATTCTCCTAGTAATCTCTTCTTTTTTCATATTCTACAGAGAGTAGTATCTCCCCAATTCCTTGAGGCTGTAATAGACCTTCATCTGTAGTGATAGACAATATAGTGTTGGATATAGTTTTATTGGTCTCCTGACCACTACTTGTAATTAAATTATACGCCATATCCAAATTCTTGTCAAAAAACTTTTCTAAGTCACCAATGATTTGCTCAAGTTCCCCTTGGGCATCATCTTGGTTTTTTACATATACTCGTACAGCAACTTCAAGCCTACAAAGGGTAAAGTTGGAGGGCATGTCTTCTCTAGTCTCAGGCCCAGGAGTAACAGTAATAGTAGGGAAATTCTCTATATCTTGGAAATGTCGAACTCTAGATTCCACATTCCCGTACATGTTAGTAAGGTAATCCCCAGTACCATTTAATACTTGTTGTAACTTTTCTACATATGCGACTGGAATCGCTGTTCTGGCATTCATCTAAAGTCACCATTAATAATATTGCCGTGTTTACTTCTTCCTGAGTACACGCTAAATCTAGTATTAGCTAAATCCTGGTCACTTATTAGTAACGATAAAGCATCAGCTATTGCGTTAGAGAATATATCCCTAGGGTCACGGCCTTTCTTATACTGAGCAAATCCCGGTTCAAATGTTTGATACGGGTAATACAGATAAGTAAAGTGTATGCTACTTCTCTTTAGGTTAAAGCTAGTAATATTAACAGAGTTGGCTAACCTACCAGTCCTAAAGTTTAGTGTGTTTCCGTACTTGTGCCCTTTCATAATTTCTTTAGCTTTTATCTTAACCATACTATTAAGAAGAGTAGCTAATTTAAGAGCACCAATAAATCTTCCAGACCTAGAGCGGAGTGCCTGGGCCGACTTGGTAACATTGATTCTTTTAGTTCTAGAGAAACCTTTTATCTTATTACCTGTGCTATCACCTACTATAGTAGATACAATACCATCGACTTCCGATTCTAATACCTCTATAGCAGCATCTATAATTTGCTCTATACTCTTCTCCGAGGTCTCTATTCCTCTAGAGTCCAGTGTATAAGCTAAATCCGCTCCACGCTCTACTAACATTTCTCTGTATTCTTGAACTCGTCCTAAAGCTATAGAATCTAATAGTTTAGCTTCTACTAATTTTCGATATTCTAAATCTAGGAAACTGGTAAACATTATAACACCCTGAACATATCTAATATAGTTCTAATGTGACTTGGTAAAATACTAGCATCAGTAAAGTCTACTGACTGTCCATTACCTATATCTTTAGACTTATTAAATTCCCTTTTATCATAGTAAGTTGTTAGCTCTACTGCTGCTTGTTTAAGTGCAAAAGGCACTACAGTATACCCATAAGTATAGTCAACAATAAAGGCTCTAGGATTTCTAGGTAGGTTTATTGAAGGGTCGATTAGTTCTATCGTGCCCTCTTGAGGGTGCAGAATGTATTGGGAAGAATCAAGCTCTTCGGTATACTCAGATGACCTTTTAATCCCTAAATACTCTACACTTATGATAGGAGTATCTGGTAATATGATGTAGTAATTGCTTTGGTTTAGTCGTACTCCGGTAGCTACCGAACCGCTAAAACTAACTTGACAGTATTCTTCTATAATACTATTAACAGCATCAATTAAAGGCTGGAGCTGAGTATCTTGTTTAGGATTGTTTATACCCTTAAATAATTTGTATTCGTTTAGAGTTATAACACTCATATTTGCTCCCAATAAAAAAGCCCCACCCAAAGGTGGGCAGGGCTTCTGTTTTAAGTATTATCTATTACGCCGCTGCGTAAGTAACTGCAACAACACCTTTGTCTTGTCCGTCAGTGTCACGGATTAGAGACTCTAGGTTTAGACGTTGTGTAGCAACGATAACACGACGATCTTTCTCTACGTCGAAGTCAGTACGTACTGTAACTGTACGCTGAGTTGGAACTAGGAAGTTCTTAGTGTTAACTAGTACTGCGTATGCTTTTGAAAGCCCTGGAGCTTCGAAATGGTCAGATACTAGAACTGGCATACCGTAGATAGAACCTACTTGACCAGATAGCTTAGTAGCTGCCCCACCTACTAGGTTAACATCAGCCCATGCGTCGTCTTCGATTAGCGCGTAGTAAGCCTCTGTAGAAACTACTAGAGTAACATCACGTACGTTTAGACCGTAAAGCTTCATTTTCTTACGAGCTTTAAGAATCATTTTAGCTGTGATTGGAATGTTACCGTTAGCTGTCGCTGTAGATGTTTCAACACCACCAGCTTTGTTAGTGTCGCTAGAAGCTTCAGCAGCTGTAGCACGTGGAACTAGACCCTTAGGCTCTGTAGTACCATTACCTAGTAAGAATGCACGGTCGATTTCGTTAGCGTGAGACTCAACTAAGTGTTGACGAATTAGAGGTAGAAGAGGTATGATAGCATCTTCTGATGTTTCGTCAGTGATGTAGCTCTTAGCAGCAAGCTTCATTGTTTTAAGCGTGATTTCGCTTAGAGCTGCTGTGATCTCGCTACCAGTACTTGCGTCAGTACCGTAAGCTGTACCAGATACCCATGAAGCGTTCTTACGGTCAGGGTTTACTGGGATAGTTAGGTTAGCAGACGTCATTGTAATGTCGCGGAAAAGTGGAGCGATAACAAGTTCTGCTTGAATGTCGCGGATTAGGTCAGTAGAGAACACTGTCTCGTACGCTTCGCTAGAAACTTCGATTGAAGAAGAATCGTTAACCGCTTTAACTGATTCACCGAATTTAGTACCAAAAGTACCTTTCTGTGTAACGATACCTAGTAATACTGCGTCATTAACAGACTTACGAGTATCGGGGTTCATTCCGTCAGTTACTTTGTTATAAGAGAACGACTTAGTACGAGATGCAACTACTTGCTTGATTTCTTCACGTAGTGCTTCGATTTCGTCTTCGCGAGCTTTAAGAGTATCTGCGAAACTCTTTTGGTTGCTAGCAATTTTGCCTTCAAGCTCGTCTACGATAGACTTAGCAGCTTCACGAGCTTGAGTTTTAATTTCTTCCGCTTGCTTAGCAGCTGCGGCTTTAGCAGCGGCTTCTTTAGCCTTTGCGTCAGCTTCTTTTTGGCGTTCTTTATCTAATAGGCCCATAACGTCGTCTAGGGTTAAGCCTGTATTTTCATTTTTTGTTGACATATCTTGGATTTCCTTAATATCTGTATTTTCAGCCTCTTCAGCAGGAGGCACGAATTCTTTTTTAAATGCCTCTGCGTCAACTAGTGACTTAGAGACCGAAAATGTAGAGTCTTGGTTGCAAGGAACGGAAACTACCGAAACCTCTAGTAACTCTAGGTCTGTAATCATATAAGTGTCTGTTTTACTATGATACTCAGCATCATGGATGTAAAAACCTACACTAAATGTGGACAATACGCCATCCTTAATAAGATGGTATACGTCTCCAGCTCCCTTGCTAATCTTAGCTTCGATGAAAAGTCCATTATCATCTGCGTACCAGTTAGTAGCTTTACCGATTGGCTTGCTATGGTCGTGGAAGGCTAAAATTATTGGGTTCTTTGAATAGTTGCTAGTAGCATTGCTTTTTAACCAAGTGTCCTTTGGTATAACATCGCCAGCTCGGTCCTTTGTGACCGTATTGGCGTAGCCACTAATTATAATATCAGAAGACTCGTCGTCAGCCATCTTAACTGTTTTAATCTGGCTGACAATTTTACCTTCGTATTTATTCTTTAGAGTCATTAGCTTGGTTACCTGATTTTACCGCCGGTGCTTTCTTAGCAGGAGATTTTGTTTCTTCTCCAGCTAGTGCATCTTGGTAACGAACAACGAAGTTGTCCCACGTACCGTACTCTTTAGAAATATCAGCCACTAGGCATGGTGCTTCTGGATCGTTGCGGAACGCTGTTTTACCTGGCAGGTCTTTGCCGTAATGTTTCATTATTTTCTCTAGTAACATTATTTGTCATCTTCGTTTGTTGAAGGCTTGCCGCCTTCCTGACCTGATACTCCGGTAGCAGAACCTGCAACGTTTGCAGGAATTCTGATTTCGTCTAGTAATGGGTCTTCTAAAGGTTCTAGTCTTAGTATTGAACGAGCTTCTTTGCCCAGCATAATACCATTGTTGACTAGAGATGAAAGTCTGTCTGACTCTGCTTTTAAGTCTGGTCTTAGAGCGACCACTTTATGAGTAGTTAACTCAATATCATAAGCAAAGAAAAACTCAAATGCAGACTCAAATTTTCTCATCATCGGAAGAATGGTAGTGGAGAATAACAACTCCATATTCGGCCTAAGGTTAGCATTATTACCAGAATCTAGTAGTATATGAGGTATACCCAGTGCTAAGGCTATTCGTTTTTCCATCGCTTCCATGGATTCGTTAAAGTCTAAATCTCTAAAGCTATTTGTATTTAGTGACTTAGCCTTCATTCCAGCATCAAGAATCATAGGTCTACCCTGCGAGTCTTTAGGGTTAAACTTAGACATCCACTCTTTTTCGCGTCTATCTTTTAATCTGGTAGATAGTACTGCTTCAGTCTCTACGACTAGGCCAATCATTGTACCATTTTCGTAGAATCTAGCCTGAAAATCTAGAGCGGTTTCGTGTGTAAGGATTGTCTTGATAGCTGCTAGTAATCTTGAACGTCCCCTGAAGTTTCGGTACTCGGAACTTGAGGAATTGTCTCTGATGTGTATGATTTCATTAGGTTTAAACTTAACAATAGAATTATAAACATACTCGCTAACGTACGCCTTTTCATCAGTTTTAATCTCCATGTGTCTTGCAGGTACATGGTAGAAGCCTGAACCGTCAAAGTGAACAAAAACGTTACCCTCGATAATCATGTCTAGAAGTAATAGCCTTTTAAACGTATTGATATCCATGTATGGGTTAGGTCTGTTGTTCATTAAAGTACTGAGCGTTTTGCCGCGCATGTTACCATCAGCTCTAGCCGTGAAACTAAGTTTGTCTTTTACATCAAACTCAATATCCGAACCTAAGTCTACTAGAAGGTTAACGCAGCGGTTAACAATTTCCATTAGGTTGTACGCGTTTTCAGTTGTTCTAATTTTGTTCTGGTTTGTCCCAACGTGTGTACCCGCCTCTTCAGCTATGTACCTTTGGGCGGGGTTTGCTTTAGAATGAATTTTGCTTCGTAAGCTCACTTAACGCTGTCCTCAAATCAAAGAGGCAAATCTACCTTTAGTAGTCTTGCCCTCTGCTTTGTCGCGCTGTTTTTCAACCCAACGCTCCTGTTTCTTAGCGGTGTGCAAAGGAGGCTCACGTCCATAGATAGAATGTAGTTTTCTATGATGCTCTTCGCAAAGAGTAACAGTGTAGTCTACAAGCTCATACCAATACATCTTATAAAAGTCATCTCGCATTGCTCGGACTTCTTCATCTGTATCTACTGGAATATTATGCTCCTCTACGTAATTCTTGAAGAGGGTAGAAACCGTGGTATAGTGGTGTAATTCCAGTTTTTCTTCCGTACTACATATTGCACACTTACAGTCCTTTTTATAGTTGGACTTTATACCGTCTCTAATATGTTTTACGGCAACCCGCTTTTTGGTATTTGCTGCCATAAATTTTTTCCTCCTAATCAATATAAGCTATTATAAACACTTTTATAAATTTGTAAAGTATTTAATTTAGTCCTACTTCTGTCTATACAGTAAAGCTATATAAAGCATATCTCAACGCGTCAGCTATGTGCGAAAATGCATCATGGACAGGTTTAGGCTTTAGTAGCTCAGGACGAGGATCCCACCTATAGTTAGCAAGCATGTCTAGAGTATGTATACAAGACTTATCTACTATTAACTTTCCGTTGTCTACTAAGCTTTGAACGTACGCTATACCATCCAGTACCGATTTTATGCTAGGGTTGGACGGGATATCATGTAACTCTGCTAAATCCTGCCTAAACTGCGCAGCGGCAGAGTCACAGAATACAAAGTCCGTATCATCACCCATCATTTTTCGTATGTGTTCTGCGTGTTGGTCTGTATTTCTTTGTGCTTCCAAGTACTCATCAACAAGATAAAATACCTTCTCATCGAAAGAATAGTAGAGCTTAACAACCGCAGTAGGGTCTTTATAACCAGCGTCAATACCCATAAGAGCATCGCAATCTTTAAAGTTACGTCCAGACAAGTCCTGAACATACTTATCGGCATCGAACCCTTCGTAGATTTGACCTTCGAACGTTGTAAAGTCCGCTTCATACTCTTGTCTAAACTCCGCATTAGACATTGAAAGCTTAGCTTCCTCAATGTCAGCCTCAGACGTTCTAGGGTTATCTCTCCATGTAGAGTGTATTGAAGCCCAGAAAGGGTACTTGTCGTCATAACCACGCATGTAGAAGTCATGGAAGTAGTTAGTACCACGAGGTGTTGAAATAAATATAGCTTTAGAATTATCTTTGTCTAGAGTAGGACGTAACTGGATGTTGAAAGCATCCACGCCTTTAGGGTCTAGCGCGGCTTCGTCAAATAGTATCAGGTCATAAGAACGACCTACACAAGAGTTAGCTTGAGATACAGAACCCAGCTTTATTAGAGAGCCATTCTCTAGTACAATCTCTTTATCCTTAGCATTTAGCTTTTCGGTTTTTATATCATGCTTCTTAATAAGCTTTAACTGCTCTGTCCATGAAATGTTAGATAGTGAGTAGTTAGGTGATATAATAAGTATTTGAGTGCCTGGCTCTAGAGCCTTTAGGAACGCTATGTGGTTAGCACTAAATGTCTTACCTGTACGTCTTGAAAGACACCCTACCACAAAACGGTGAGCAGGGTCATTGATAGCATTAATTAGTGCTATCTGAGGAGGTATTAACTCTACCCCCTCTAACTCGAAGAACTGGTCGACTGGAAGCTTTAGAAATCGTTTCTCTAAAGGAAAGTCTTGCAGCTCTTCAAAGTTAATACTGGTTCTAGATACTTGCATTAACTACTCCCTAACTTGCTAATTAGCTTGTCATACGAAGACTCTTCAATAACATAGTTGTTATACTGATTATTAGTCTGGTTCTTAATTTGAACTTCTTCTTTCTTACGCTCAAGTTCTAGAAGCTCTTTCTTAACCTTAGCCTCGAATTCAAGCTCTTTCATCTTCATAGCGTGCTGTGCTTGCAGCAGGTCTAGAATATCTTTACTAGAGCCCATGTCGGTATCGTCCATTTCTTCTAGTTTCTTAGCAATAAGTTCATCCATGACTCTAGCCATCTTAAAGCGATTTCGGAATCCTGCTTCGTGATAAATTCTATCTACATATTCCTTGATCTCACGCTTATTTAATTCTGATTGTAAGTCCGCTACTGGAAGCCCTAGCTCTAGACTAGTCTTCTCTATATCGCCACCAGACATTATATATGCCTCGGCTACTTTTAACCCTTCCGGACTTAACTTTTCTGGGTCTATTAATTCTGTACTGCTCATGTTAATTTAATCCTATAAATGAAAAGGAGAAACCTGGAATAGTAATACTATTTTCTAGTCCTCCGCTACCGTTAAAGGAGAAGTACGTATAGTCGTACTCTATACCTATAAGGGTGTCTGTAATTTTTACTAAATAAAAGGTACAACGTATAGTATACCAGGTATTCCAATAGGGGTCTCCACTAGGAAGCTCCTCTTTGTCAAATCTATATGTCTCAGAAGTGGAGTAGAAAGGTACTCTAGAAGAGAATGATGAAAATCCTATAATGCCTTTGTCTTGTGCATATAACTCTTCCCATGACTGTTGATCGCTAGAGTAATCCCATTCCACGGGGGTAACTGAGTAACCCCAGCAGTCGGAGCTCCTAACCCCTTGGTTATCAAGTATTATTGTTAGGTCTGTCAATATACCTGTACCAGTAACAATACCTTCCCCTTGAGAATTAGTCTCATGAGACGGTATATTGAACGTATAAACAGGAGTAGTATGATCTGTGCTTTTGCCCATATACCTCATACGAGTCCTTCCACGACCCGCGTTAAACCAAGTGTTACCGCCTCGTTTAATTATCCCCTTAGTCATTTCAATGTCCCATCCAGATCCGCCAGATCCGCCAAGAATTTGTACAGCATCACTAGGGTTCTGGCCGGAATACACCCCCAAGGGGTCTATCAGGCCGACTATTGGTATTATAGGATCGGATAGATTCATACTGTTAACATACGAACCGTCGTTCACAATACCTGCATAGGCTAGGAACATACCTGAGAAATCTGCCCCATCTACTGTGAAGTTATCAGGGTCTAATAGTATTCCAGATGCTCCGGTTTTAGCGGTTTCATAGTTTAAGTCTCTACCACTACTAACTACATTGAACTCGTATATCTCAACAGAGTTTATATCTTGAGGTGTCCTAATGTACGTGTCTCCTGAGGTGTAGTAAGCCCCTTCCGAACCGTAAGCGAAAGATCCGAGAGTATATTCAGCCTGAGCCAAGTTCTCGTTACTAAAATTGATTTTTCTACTTATTACAGGCGCTCCACCTTTTCGGTTGCCCAGCTTATCTACAGTAACTACCATAGTTAGACGAGTAGAGCTAGGGGTATAAGATACCAAATTTCCTGTAGTGCCGTCTAATGCGTCTGAGAATTTAAATAGCCTATTTACAAGCTCGTCAGTGTGCTCTGTTATTCTAATATATTTTAGGCATTTAATATAGTCAAACATACTATGCATGTAAGTATCATCTCCGTAGTCTACATTAATACCTACCCAATCCTGAAACCAGTCTGTCGCAGTCTTGCCCGACTCCACAGCGGGCGGAGCCGCCGGGACTACGTTAGGATTACATATATGAAGTATCTCGTCTCCGGCCCTGTTTACACCAAGAAAGAAGTCACACGGAGCCTCTGGCTCGCTCCTAGGAGGTGGGGGTGAGAGTAGGGACGCAGATACTGTGTTTGAGAAAGGCCCGTAAACTACGTCGCTGCCTGTGCCCTTCACCATGCGGACTTTAAAACTACCCCCTTCCTCATGTATATAGCTACTGCCTGTGCCAGTAAATACCGTAGTACCGTTCCTTACGACTTCTACCCTTTCCCCAATATCTGTGTTAGGAGTCCAGTCTAATAATACTCCGTCATATCTACTAGTAGCAGTTAGTACCCTTGTCTCAGGCTTCACGTGAAATGTGATATTTATGGTGTTACTAGGATATAAATTATCTGTTCTTAGCTGAGCTTTTGTAGCATTAGCTGGTGGTATTACCTTTAATGAATTGGAACTAGTAGAGGTATTAGCCGACTGCCAGTTTCCACCTACTAGCCAATATAAATGGTACATCCCTGGACTACTAGGCTCAGTCCATTGCAAGTTAGCATATTTATAGATAGGACTGGTAGAGTTTGATAAGTTTGTTATTTTTTTAGCAGGGTTATCCGCCACGAAGTAGACAGATACCGTTCCAGTTGTATATATAGCCATTATAGTGGTTCCGTACCAGGGCCCCCAGGAGGAGTTCCGGCCTCTTCGTTGATTTCCATCTCAAAGTAATATTTATAGGTATTTTGATTAGTTACATTAGAATCTGTATAGATTATGTCACGTTGGATAAAAAACCCCTCGCCCCCGTCCGTTGGTAAGCTGTAATTTCCAGAAACTTTAGAGAAAGACCCATTGTTAGTAGACCTCATTACGTATCCGTATCCATCTTCTTTAAGTTGTATCCCAGACCCGCCAGAATTCACTCTAACATTTATAGATACTTCTACTGTAGCCCCTACTATTTCTGCGTTTATTGTACTGTTGTTAGTTGCCATGGTTTCCTCCTAATATTTAGTATTATACGGTAAGCTATGCAAATTTTCAATTGTATTATTTTTACCCACGGTCTAGTAATGCAATTTGCCCAGTGTTACACGTACGGGTATGGCCTGTACCAAGCCATTGAAGACGTGTCTGGAAACCGCCCTGTATAGTGTTTTGAGTAATATGCTAATTTTCTAAGTGTTACACGCGTCTAGTAGAATCAGCGCTGTATAGTGTTTCTATCAATATGCTAATTTTCTAAGTGTTACACACGTCTGGGGGCGACCCCGTATCTAAATGAGAATAAGTCTCATTACCCCCCTATGGGTATAGGATCGCATACCTTAGTACACGATCCCGATCTTACTACTCGGTGTCGTCATCCGATCCCATTTCTAGATCTTCGATGATTGCCGCTTGCTGCTCAACGAATGCCGCTAACGCTTCTAACTCGCCCTTGTTCGCTTTCTCCAAGCTATCAACCGTTAGGCCAGTTGTATCTGCAATCTGTTTAACAACTTCGATTTTACGCGTTGCGCTTGGGTTGCCAACCTTAGCTTTGGCATCTGGTGAAACATATTCTTTCATGCTAACAAGCTTCTGGCGCGCACTGTGTTCGGTAACGTCAAAATCGTATGCAAGCGTTTTAAACGCTGACGGTTCAAGCGCCTTGCCACCATTAGCTTTGATTGCTGCCGCGTATGCTTCGCTTAACTTTGCTGTTGTTTCTTCTGTCCAAACTTTAGCCATGATTTGATCTCCTTAGATCGTAAATTAAATGTTGGTTTGTGTTTGCGGTCGTATTTTGCCCCGACCGCATGAGCATTAAAACAGATTTAGGTTAACTATGCAATAACTTTTTGCGGGTTCAAAGTGATTAATTGTACTTGCCCGTTTGCATATTCCATCATGTGACCGTGATCCCACGATGAAGCGCCCCCACGGTTATAGCCTTGGTTCAGTCGAGCGGTAACGCCTGTCGTAAACACTGAGCCGATTATACAGGGGCTGTGGGTGTGTCCTGTTATTAGGTTTAAATTCCAGTCTTTGAACTGATTTGGGTTTCCTGCGCTCCCGTTTGCGCCCTTGTGCCCATGCTGCGAATAATCGAATTTAAGCGGCTTAAAAGGCTTATCCATTCGACCAAAATGCACATTATTGGGTAACTCTGGCAATGTGGTTAGATCGGCATTTTCTAAGGCGATCTGTAACGCGTTTTTCTCATGTTCACCTTGGTCTAAGGTATCGCACACTAACCAATTTAACAGATAGTATAATTTGCTGTTATGGCTGTCCTGCTTGGGGTTAACGCTACTATCATCCAACCAATTGTCGAGCGCTGAGTTATGATTGCTCTCGGTGATCGATACGGTATCAACTAGGGTTGATAATTCGGTTAATTGATAGATCACTTGTTTAAGGTCGTTCTCTACGCTCTCATGTCGATTTGCGTACAAGTGTTTGCCACTGTTGCGATTATGGTGGGATCTTGTACTAAAGTGCAAAATATCATCAACTGCGATCACGCTTGGTTTAATCTTGTCTAGGAAGTCCATTGTCTTTTGCCAATATGCATGATCATAAACCTCACAATGTAGATCACCAAGTTTTCCGGCTTCTGGTAATTTACCGTAATAATATTCGAGTTCAGGTAACACCACATTAAGCGATCCGTCATCGCCTTGAAAAACGTTGGTAACATTATAGCCACCGTCACACTTGTAAACGATCATGGCTGCCTGTTTATGGTCTTTTTCCGCTTCTGCTCCTGCGCGGCTTCTGGTGTAGTTGTACGCTGTGCAACTACCAGTAGTGACCGCCTTTGTAATTGATTGATCGTTAAGTCGTGGAAGCGTTTTGTACTGCTGCTTTGGGCTTGCTACTACCGTGATTAGTTCACCACTATTCAGCTTGGACGCTGCATTAATAGGCAATTTGTTAGTTGGTAAAACTGCTGCGGTGCTAGCGATCAAACAGGCGTTTTTCTCGAATAGCCAACAATCCTCAAGCTGTAAATATGGTAGGATCTTAGGATTAAAGACTTCCTCCTCTTTCTCTACCGCTGGGCTAAAGGCGTTCTTATTGTAATATACGGGCATTACCATTAAACGCGCATTCAGATCAACGGATTTCATGTCATCGACTAGGGCTAAAAGTTGATCCTCAAAGCCTGTGGTAATAGTGTTATTTTGTGCGCTTGTAATTACGAAAACATCACCGTCTAGAACTGGCAATAAATCGCGCTGTGATTGAGTGTAACCAACTTGTGTATCTGCCGCTGGTTTAGTCGCTGCGCTTGGCTTTTTCGCTTTCTCAGCCTCTCTCAGGCTCTTTAGATGCTCAACAACTAGCGGCATTAAAATAGCTGCATCGCCTTTAAGATCAAGGTTATGGATCGCATCCTCAACAACTTCCAAGCGTGAATCACGTTTACGCTTACCTAAAAGGTTATTTTCCGCGCACTCTGCGCAAAGTAGATCAAAGTTTTTATCGTTTAAATGTTTCATAAATAACGGTTTCCCTATTAAGGTTTTTTAAGGATCTATGAAGATCCCGTTACGAGTTGATCAAATTAATGACCGTTAAAAGGAACGTGAATAGCTTTCATGTTCAAGCGTTGTGCCATTTGGCAGTTTGCTAGATTATCATCGACCAAAAATGATCGCGACAATTCAGCCGATGAAAATGCGCGTGTTAAGTGGTACTCTTTTAATTCAAAATCTCGTCTACGATCATTTTCGCCCTCTCTGGAAAAGATCGCGGTCGGTTTGATCCCGTTTTTACGCAACCACTTTTCAGAGTTCTTGCACATAACGCGAGCGGTACAAACAAAAAATGGTCTACCTGCATCAGTTAGGAACTGCGGCACTTCTGCCAGTGGCATGATCTGATCTTTAGCAATATTTGCAGCCGTTGAAAGTTTACGATACATTTCAAGGTTAAGCGATCCGTCAGGGTGTATCGCTTGGCGGTGTGTAGCATCGATCACCACGCCATCAAGATCAAAAATAGGTATAATGCTCTGATCCAATAGGATCGCATCAGTCATTTGAAGCGCTGCCGCTCTTGTATTTTGAATTGTTAACATCTGGTTAACTCCCGTTTAAGGTATATAAAAATATACGGTTTTTGTTGGGGCTGCTTGCCTCTCAACTGTTACCCATTATATA